ATTGACTGGATATGGTCCCGTTATTGTTGGTTATCACGTCATACTCGATGAACCTTACACTGTTTTTGCTACTAAGTTTTCGCATGAAGATTTCTTGCATTTTTCCAGACCTATGGTTGTGCAACATGGCAAGATTCCAATTATGGATATCGAGCTGTATAAATCACCTAAATCGTATATTGATTTTCACGACGATGGCCATTTGATTTATCACGGTGAGTTGAAATATTTTAGGTGCAGGCCACAACACTCAGTGGTAGACACCGAGTTCGCAGAGCACATTTATGGGAAAACCTTGTGTGGAACTTTTCTTGAGCGTCGCCTGTTTCCTCCTGTTATGGATTCATGGCGAGCCCAACAAACTGGCTTAGCAGAGTTTTTGCAGCCAGTCAAGTTTATGGAGGAAGATTTGCTGCAAGAAATATCTAATGTCTGGGTTGATCACATATTGTCTAAGTTACCAAAAGATGAGTTAGAGTTAATTGATGTTTGCAATATTGACGTGGCTGTGAATGGTGTTCCTGGAATGGCTTACGTCGACGGTATCAAGCGTAGTACAAGTATGGGTTTTCCTTATTTTAAGACCAAGAAAAAATTCTTGATACCTCTTGAGAATGACTTTTGGCCAGACGGTGTGCGTTTTACGGATGAGGTCGAAGCAAGGATTTATGAATGGATGCAAACTTTACGAGAGGGCATTAGACTGCATGCAGTTTTTAGTGCCAATCTCAAGAATGAGCCTGTATCCAAGAAAAAACTCGACGCTTGGAAGACTAGGATATTTTTTAGTTGCCCTGCTGAACTTCTCGTGATAGTTAGAATGTTTTACCTTGGCTTTGCTAGGGTTGTTCAACGCAACAGAGAGGTTTTTTGGTCTGCTGTTGGGCTCAATACGACGTCGCCCGAGTGGGAGGACGTCTTTCAAATTTTATCCAAATTTGGGTTGAACACAGCTATAGCAGGTGATCACGTGTATTACGACAAGCGTGTTAAAATGTTAGTTTTATATTACGTGATGGACGCAGTGAATAGAGTTTGTTTCGCCTCCGGCAATTTTTCAGATGAGATGAGGCTGATGATGGAGGTTTTGAAATATGAACTTATGAATCCAACCGTTGATTTCTTTGGAATGCTTATCACTCTCATAGGTGGTGAGGTTTCAGGACATCAACTTACGACAATTTTCAACATTATTATGAACATTTTTTATCTCATGTATGCCTATGCGAAGGCTGGTTATGATTTGAAAACGTTCTTCGATTTTGTCGTTGGCATTATTCTTGGCGATGACCATGTGCTGTGTGTTTCGCCTGAGAGACCAAATTACCATCATACCCAAATTCAGAGTGTTTTGGAGGGTCTGGGATTAGGTTATACTATGGCTGATAAGAGTGCTGCTTCAAGACCATACATTTCATTGTACGAAGTTTCTTTTTTAAAAAGAACTTTTACGTATGACGTTGGTCTTGGTTTACATGTCGGGAGATTGGAGTTTAACTCTATTGTGAAAATGATAACCATCCAAACGAAGTCTAAGTCTGTTATGCGTTCCACACAATTAGCTATGGCTATTTGTTCAGCGATGAGTGAGATGTTTTTCTACGGGGAGGAAGCGTTTGATGAGTTTAAGCAATTTATAGATGATTTACCTAAAAGTGAGTCTCTGCAATTGCAGATGTTAGAATACCCGTCTCTAGATTACGCCGCTTATAAACGGCGCTTCTGGAGATCAAAGATCGAGGCCTATGACACAGGTCTGCAAAGCCAAAAGAGTCTCCACTTGGATAGTTACTGCTCAACACAAAAGTCAGATCTCAATAGTTTAGAGAGAGTGGATCCTTGTGGGTATCATGCTAGGGCGTTCCCCGAAATCCGTATTTACGGAAGTATGGAGCTTGATACAAAAGAGAACTGTAAGGCTTTGAGGAATAAGGTTTCCTCATTGCACGAAAATTACCACCTTAGCAAAACAAATGAACAAATGAATGCGATACAATCTGAGCACCCTGCGACTGAGGGCTCAGAAAGCAGCACCAGTCAACAAACACAATTCGTAAATGAGACAGAGCCAGAAGTTTTGATGTTAGGCGTGAAACATGATCCGACAGCCGATAGTTTATTAACTAACGCATATTTGTCAGATTATTTATCTCGCCCAACCAAAATCAACACATTCACCTGGACTGAGAATTTAGGCGCTGGGAACATTGCCACAATACGTCCTTGGCTTCTCTATTTCAACACCCCTTCAATCAAAAACAAACTGGAAGGCTTTGGTTATATTAGGTGTAAACTACATCTTAAGTTTACCATTAATGCCAGTCAGTTTTATTATGGAAGTATAGGAGCTTTTTACACGCCCTTGTGTGATTATATCAAAGATACAACAGGGTCCACTTTGGGTTATGCCGCTGGCTTCCAGGTGTTACAATCCCAAAAACCACACGTGTGGCTTGATCCGCAAACAACATCCACAGCAGTTATGGAGTTACCTTTTTTGTTTTACAAAAATTTTATGGACACTACGACTACTTTAGATGTTGATAAGATGGGTAAAATTGATTTCACACAATTTGCGGCGCTACGATCAGCTAATGGAGTTACCACAGCAGGAGTTAATATAGTGACTTATGCATGGGCTACGGATGTTGAGCTTACGGGCTTAACAGCTAAGGGCGTGCTACAGTCGAAGAAAGATTATGTTGGAAATGGTCAAATTTCAGGACCTGCATCTACGGTAGCTAATGTTGCCAAGAGGCTGACAGATATTCCTGTTATAGGCCCTTTCGCTAAAGCAACCGAAATGGCAGCAGGGGCTGTAAGTGGAATCGCCTCGATGTTTGGCTTTACCAATGTGCCCAACGTGAAGGATGTAGAGCCCATGAAGAATGTTGCGTTTCACACTTTGTCGTCTTCAGAAATCTCCGAACCAATTAATAAGTTAAGTTTACAACCAAAACAGGAGATTTCTGTAAGTGCCGCCCATGCGGGAGATCCTTCAGCCGATGTTTTACATATCGTCAACTTTATTCAGAGGGAGAGTTTTCTGTGTGGATCACTTTGGACCACTTCAACGGTTGAAGATGGCATTTTGTTCACAGCAGGTGTGACTCCGCAACTTTATGAGAAAAGTCCTGGAACTAATTACAAAGTGTATGATACTCCTATGAGCTATATTTCAAGACTTTTCGGTTACGGCAGAGGTGACATCATTTTCCGATTCAAGTTTATTAAAACGCAATACCACAGAGGTCGAGTTAGCATTGCTTGGGATCCGTTGAGCTACACTTCAACTCAGATGCCAGTGTCAGGGTCGGCACGCGTTCAGAATATCATTTTTGATCTCGAGGATGACGACACTATCGAAGTTCGCGTACCCTATATGCAGGATGTGCCTTTTATGATGTTCAGGGATAACAACCTGGACAATCGAGGACCTTATTGGAGTAATGGGCCATCTCCTGCTTTCAGTGCAACGTTTCCAGGCTATCTTAATGGCATTATTCAGGTGAGAGTTGTTAATAGATTAACAGCACCTGAAGCCTCGTCTGACATTGATATGTTAGTTTTTGTGAGAGCAGCTGAGAACTTTGAATTTGCAGGGCCTACTGAGATTAACAATAGGACGTTCACGCAATTACAATCGAAGAAAGAGTTTGTGTTGGGGGAGAGATCCATTTCGCACCATGATACTTATAATGAGGTTTTTGGTGAGAAAATAGGTTCTCTACGCCAACTCTTGCATAGGCAGAGTAAAGCATGGACCCAGGTTATCCCCAAAAACGTAGATTGGGATGGCAATCAAATGGTTTTCACTATGCCATTCCAGCGACTTCCACGCCCTTATGGGTATGTTGAAGGTGGATGGGAGAAAGCGAAAGGAACAGTGGTGCCAGCATCGGAATTTCCCTTCAATTATGTTCGTGTCCATCCTGCCGTGTGGCTCCAGTATTGTTTTATTGGCGTCAAAGGCAGTGTTAATTGGACCTTCAACACCATTGATAACAATGGGAAGAACACTGTCGCGCTTGGGAGCACCGCGGTTTGCCGCAACCCTGAACCTCTTGAAAGAGTCCCTTACGCTTTTTCGAGCGCAGCAACAAACTCCACATCACAGGCAATGAAAAATTTTAATACTGGTGCGTTCATTGAACGTCAAGGGGCTCAAGGGATGGCCCTCACCAACCAGTACACTCAAGCCGGATTATCGGTAAATATCCCTTATTACAGTCGCATGAAATTTCAGATCAACAACCCAGACACATACTATGGTGGTGGAGGGGACCCCGATGACAAGGGGGTTGACTGGTATGAGTACACTCTTAAGCGAGGTATTCCCACAAGTGGGACTACTGATGCAGATGTGCTCATTGATGTCTTTGTCGGAACTGGGCCCGACTTTGACTTCGTGTTTTTTATCAATTGCCCCGTGTATACCTACCTAGTACCGCCAACAGCGAGTGCTACGGGATAGTCGTGATACAACCGCGACACACACTTTATTTTACATATTTCATATTTTACATATTTGCATGTTTAGGTTAGTGTGGGATAGTGCGAAAGCAGCA